AAGGGCAAATACAGATTTTGATACTAGACTTGCAACTAAGTCTACAACTGATTTAGCAGAAGGCACTAATTTATACTATACATCTGCTAGATTTGATTCAGCTTTTACATCTAAAGATACAGATGATTTAAGTGAAGGGTCAACTAATTTATATTACACAACTGCAAGATTTGATTCTGCATTTGGTAATAAAACAACTTCTGATTTAACAGAAGGCACTAATTTATACTATACAGATACAAGAGCAAATTCAGCTATAGATGCAAGAGTTACTAAAGCATTTGTTGATGCATTAGGAATACAAGCATCAAGCGTAGATGCTAATTCAGTTGCATTAGGAACTGATACTACAGGTAACTATGTTGCAACGATAACAGGAACAGCTAATAAGATTTCAGTGTCAGGAAGTGGTAGTGAGTCTGCTGATATAACACTATCGCTACCTGATGATGTTCAGATTGCATCTGATTTAACAGTAGCAGGTAATTTAACAGTTAATGGTACTCTTACATCTCTTGATACCACTAACTTAGATATAGAAGATAACTTATTCCAGCTTAATGCAGGATTAACAGGATCACCAGTAAACGATTCAGGTATGTTGATCAATAGAGGTACTGCTGATAATGGTATCTTTATGTGGGATGAATCAGTTGATAAATTCACATTAGGATTAACAACAGCAGATGGCAGTGCTACAGGTAATATTACTCTTAATTCACTTGGTACTTTAGTTGCTAATATAGAAGGTGATGTTACTGGAGCAGTTACAGGTACAGTTTCTAGCTTATCTAATCACGATACTGATGATTTAGCTGAAGGTTCTAACCTTTACTATACGCAAGCAAGATTTGATTCTGCTTTTACATCTAAGTCTACAAGTGATCTATCTGAAGGATCAAACCTTTATTATACAGATGCAAGATTTGATACAAGACTTGGAACAAAAGATACTGACGATCTATCTGAAGGATCAAGCAATCTTTACTATACAACAGCTAGATTTGATTCTGCTTTTGGTGGTAAATCTACATCAGATTTATCAGAAGGCTCTAACCTTTATTACACTGATGCAAGAGTACAAGCTGTTTCTATTAATAATGTTGTAGAAGATACAACTCCTCAGCTTGGTGGTGACTTAGCATCTAATGGTAATGACATCTTATTTGCTGATAACGACAAAGCTATCTTTGGAGCAGGTTCAGATTTACAGATTTATCATGATGGTAGTAATAGTTATATTAGCGACCAAGGCACAGGAAATTTAAGAATTCTTGGAGACGAGGTTCTTATAGCAAATGCGGCAAATAACGAATTCAAAGCTGTATTTAATTCTAATGGTGCAGCAACTCTTTACTATGATAGTGCAGCTAAAATATCCACAACCTTAACAGGCATAGACGTAACAGGTACAGTAACTGCTGATGGTTTGACTGTTGATGGGACAAGTTCTGCTTTAGTTGCAAGTATAGAAAATGATAGTACTGATGCAGGTTCAGGTGGTTTAAAAGTAAATACTGCAAGTACAAGTTCTTCCACAATTCCTTTTTATGTTCGTTCTAATAATTTAAACAGATTTAGAGTAAGTGGAAATGGAGACATCTCCTTCTACGAAGATACAGGTACAACAGCTAAGTTCTTTTGGGATGCAAGTGCTGAATCGCTTGGAATTGGGACGACTAGTCCTGCTGCAAATACTGTGCATATTGCTTCAAATACAAATACAACAGGTTTAAAATTACAAAATACTGCTACCTCAGGTAGAACTTATCAATTAATGGCACATGGCGGTGGGTCGTCTTTAGCAAGTAAATTATCTATTTATGATGAAACTGCTGGTACACATCGTTTAATCATAGACTCATCAGGCAACGTTGGAATTGGAGCTACCTCCGTTTCTAACCCTAATGGCTACGGCTCTGTTTTAAATATTGAAGGCTATGCTCCTGCTTTAGTTTTAAGCGAAGACACTGGGCGTGACTACACCATTGGTGTTAATGGAAATAATCTTAATATCTTTAACGAAACTACCAATGTGCTGACCATTGCCGACAGCGGCAATGTTGGAATTGGAACGACTAGTCCTTCAGCACCTTTAAATATTTCTGCTACTTATTCTTCTAATACAACTGAACAATTTAGAATACAAGATAATACAGGTGGTAAATTAGATTTCTTTGGATATGCAAATGGTGGAAAAGGCATACAAGCATACGCAGATGATGGCTCAACATTTTATAACTTAAATTTACAACCTTTAGGTGGCAACGTTGGAATTGGAACTGATTCACCAATCGCCAATTTACAAATTTTAAAAGCAAGTACAGATGCTACTTTTAGAATAGATAGAAGTGGTACAGGTGCTTCAGCTTTACTATTTACTTGTGCTAATGGTGAGACATCAATATCTTCAACAAAAGGCGGTCAAGATTTAATTTTAAAAACACAAAATATTGAAGCAGCCAGAATAGACTCAGCAGGCAACGTTGGAATTGGAACGACTAGTCCTGCTGCAAGTTTAGAAATAAATAAAGGTAGTGCAGGTGAATATTTACGAGCTGGTGGTTATTCATCAAACGCACGTTCATTGGTTTTTACAAGTTCAACATCAAGTGGTGGTAGTGCTAGTGCATTACATACTATAAAAGCTAATAGTACTGCTGGTGAAATTGCTTTTGCGAATGGTGATGGCACTATTATGTATCTTAAAGATGGCGGCAATGTTGGAATTGGAACGACTAGTCCAGTAGATAAATTACAAATTACTACATCAGGTTCTGGTAATCCTTATATAGGATTTGACCATACTGGTGATAATCCATATATGGAAATGCAAAGATGGTCAGGTACAGCATCTAATTATTTTGGAACTAGAATTAAAAGCTATCAAGGAGAATTAGCTTTTGAAACTACAGGTTCAAGTCCAGCAGCAGTCGGCTCACAAACTTTTAGTGAAGCCATGCGTATTACTAGCGTAGGGGCAATTGAAACTAGTACAACAGAAGCTAAGTGTTTACAACTAAACTCAACACACACCAATGGTCCCTATCTTAGTTTTCAAGAAAGTGGGTCTGCTAAATTTTATATTGGAAAAAGAAGTGCTGTATCAGGCAATTCAGGATTAGGGTATGATTTTTATGCTGCTGGTAACTATGGACTATCTTTTTATGCCAACGCAGGTAGAGCAATGGACATTGCTACTACAGGCAACTTGTTGGTAGGTAATACTTATGATGCTTTTAATGCTAGAGCAAATATATATGCATCAGGTAGTGGTACTAGCACAATTACACTTAATCTTTGGAATGGTGGTGGTTCAGGATGTATATATGAACGATATGTTAATTCTGGTGGTTCAGCTATTGGTTCAATTACCCAAAATGGAGCAAGTGCAGTATCTTTCAACACATCTTCAGACTACAGATTAAAAGAAAATGTAGATTATGACTTTAATGCTCTTGATAGAGTTGCACAATTAAAACCAGCTAGATTTAATTTTATAGCTGATGCAGATAGAACAGTTGATGGTTTCTTAGCACACGAAGTACAAGATATAGTCCCTGAAGCTATTACTGGTGAAAAAGATGGTGTTAGAGAAGAAGAATATGAAGTAACTCCAGCAGTATTAGATGATGATGGTAATGTTGTTACTGAAGCTGAAATGGGGACAAGAGAAGTACCTGAATATCAAGGCATTGACCAAAGCAAACTTGTACCTCTTTTAACTAAAGCTATACAAGAACAACAAGAACTTATAAATAATTTAACAGCTAGGATAGAACAGCTAGAAAATTAGTATATAATTTAATTTTAAATAACTTATAGGAGAGTTAAATGAGTAAAGAAGAAAATAAAATGGAAAACCAAGAACCAGTAGTAATCACATTTAATAACGTAGAGTACAGAGCTTCTGATTTAAACGAAGAGCAAATGGCACTTGCTGCCAAATTAAATGTTGCTGGTAAAAAACTAGCTAGACTTCAAGAGCATTATGATGATTATGTGATCACTAACGAATATAAAAACTTAGTGATTGAATCATTTGATAGAGCTATCAATGCTGAAGAAGAAGTTGAGGTAGTAGAGGAAGAATAATGCCAGCTAGAAAGACAGCCAACGATGTACATTCTGATCTAAGAGTTCATGAAAAAATGTGCGAAGAAAGGTGGAAAACTATTTATAAAAAAACCGATGATCTACAATCATCAATAAATGGTATGAGACTTTGGTTAGTGGGTGGTCTTACAACAATTATAGCTTCTTTAATTACTATTATTGTTAGAGGTTTACTTTAACAAAAAACTATATATGATAGACAAACTTATTAAGCCCGTAGGCGATATTTTAGATAAATTTGTTGCTGATAAAGATTTAAAAACTAAATTATCGCATGAGCTTGAAAAAGAAATTATTTCGTTAAACAAAGCACAATTAGAAGTTAATAAAGTTGAAGCACAACACAATAATATATTTGTTTCAGGCTGGCGCCCATTTATTGGTTGGTGTTGCGGTCTATCACTCGCTTATCATTTTATCTTAGAACCTGTTATACAATATATTCTTATTGTTAACGGTATTCAATATGATACACCTGAATTTGATTTTAGCCAGTTATCTACAATCGTTATGGCCATGCTCGGCATGTCAACACTTCGCACATACGAAAAAACAAAAAAGTAAAATGAAAGATCTTGTAAAAGAACGGTTAATACAATGGGAAGCATTAGTATTAAAGCCGTACGAATGCTCACAAGGTTACACAACAATTGGTGTTGGAAGAAATCTTGAAACAAACGGCATATCAAAAGATGAGGCTATGTATCTTTTAGATAATGATATAGATAGCGTAATAAAAAAATTAGATAAGCACTGGCCAGTATGGGCTACATTTCCAGAAGAAGCTAAGGCTATTATTATGGATTTAGTATTTAATATGGGAATAAACACATGGCTTTCATTTCGAAAAACCAGAGCTTATATGGAATTAGGAGAATGGGAAAAAGCGGGTAAAGAATTATTAAATTCTAAATATGCACAACAAGTTGGAAGACGTGCAATATTTAATTCAGAAGAGTTAAAAAAATGCCAACAAAAAGTTCAGACGAGCACCAGCGAAACTCTAGAGTAGGAGCATTTGCTGAATCACTAGTACAGACTTTCTTGCTGGAATACTGCGACTTCTGTTTTCCATGTCAAGATAAACACCCAGCAGATTTAGTATGCGAGCTTGGACCCGCTATGTATACTGTTCAAGTTAAAGCTAGGAGCAAAACGCCGGAAGGTAAATATGTTTTTGTTTCTGATAATTCAAGAAATCAAAGCGAGATATATAAAAACTATCATTGTGATATTTTAGCTTTTGTATTTATGCCTGAAAAAAGAATTTTATTTAAAGCTAATTCTAGCTCGCAAACATACTTTACTTTTGATCAAAAAATATTTAATGATAAATTAGAAATAGATTCGTTTCATGAAACATTAAAAACTTTATCTGAAGTTCCAGTCGTCCGACCGATTATAAATGAGGCTGATTAAAAATTATGGAGATATTGAGTAAGGAGTAGTATTATTTTATTATCAGCCTCTTAATTATTCTACTTTAAACGCTCTTAAGATTATACGAATAAATACATATAAAAAGGTATACAATTATATATATCCTCAGTATAATTTATTTATGTTAAATAAAATTAAGGAGTTAAATAACATGACGCATAAAAAAGAAATATATAAGAAAGCTACTAAATATAACCCAGCAGTCTATAAATACAGAGGATTTAAAATAGACTCACATTGGGATTGTGGTAGAAATCATTGGACTGGTTCTTGTATTAGCCCATTAATAAGATTTGGTGGCTGGGGTCACACTATAAAAGACGTGCAAGAAAAAATCGATAACTATCTTGATAACGAAGGGAGTAAATAATGAAATACACATTACAAGTTAAATATGATTATGGCTGGATAACAGCTTTAGTAACTAGAAGTTTAGATCTTATGGCTGTTAAAAAAGTACGGTTAGAACAAGACGGCCATAAAACCAGAGTAATAAGGGAGGCAGTGTAATGTCAATTAAAGAAGAACTTAAAAATCAAATTAAAATTCGTGAAGCTATGAATAAAAAATGGGGCGGCTCAGTTTTTACTGAAAAAGAAATTAAAGAAATAAAACAAAAGCTAAAAGAAATATTTGGTGAGGAGCGAATGAAATGATAGATATACAATTACTACTAGTATTAATCTTTATGGCATTTTGTTTATATGCAGCAGCTTTAATTATTAACGATAGGGACAATAAAAAATGAACGTAACATTTAATTTATTAGGAGGCGGGCAATTACATATTCCAGCTAGGTCAATCAGCGGCTTTTATAAAGATCAATATACAAGCGAGGTTATAGTTGAAGTTGGAGACCAAGAATATAAAGTAAGGGATTCATTAGATGAAATTAAATATATTTTAGGCATAGCAAGATGAACAAATTAAACTTGAGCCAAAGAAAACTAAACAAGCAAGAGGTAGAATTTTTAATATGGTTTTTATCTATAAGTCACGAAAATCCAATTGAAAATCCTATTGAAAATACTGTATTCAGTTATGATGATGTGCCTCACTCGGCCGTGCAATTTAAGAACTTATTTACAAAACTAAAAGCAATACAAAAATCTTATATATCATGATACCTATAGAAGACATAGCAAAAATTACAGAATGGTCTAATAGAATTAAATTACTTGAAATTAATAACTGGGGCGATCATAAATACACAAAAATTATTTATAACGACGGAACTATAAAAGTTACTGATCGATATATTGGAAAAGATCATGAAACACATATTTATCCTTCAGATCTTTCATTACAAGAATTAGCGGATTTATATTATAGGAGAAATACATGGTAGGTAAAAAAACACGATACGATCAAGCTAGCTGTTCAACGCTGCCTTATATAAAAGGTATAAGTCAATATCAATCAAGAAACCAATGGCTTGATGTTGCTATTAAAGCCAGTGAAGGGGAACTGCCAAAACAAACTCCCCAGCTCATGCTTCAACGTATGGGCGATTTATTAGAACCAGTTTTATGTGAAGAGGCTAAAAATATACTTGGTCTTGAAAGTGTAAAAGTAGACTACGAAGAGCCTGTCCATCATCCGATACTCCCTCTATCAGGCTCTTTGGACGCTACTGGTATAGCAAAAGGATTAACATTTAAAAATGGAGAACATGATCATATTATTATTCCAGAACAAGAAACAATAGTATTAGATGGGCCAGGTGTTATTGAATGTAAGGCTACACGTAATGCACCTACAAATGAGCTAGAAGAATGGCGAGGCGTATTGCAAGCTAAAGGTTTAATGGAATGTACCGGCTATGGCTGGGCAGCCGTTATTGTGCTTTGGCAATCTACAGATTTCAGAATTTATTTATATTCAAGAAAACCAGAATTTAGTGGAGTATTATCAGCTCTTGTATTAGACTTTGATTATAGAGTTAAAAATAAAGAATATTATCCACCATCTTCAACTGATGATGCTAATGTTGTATACAAAAATGTTAATAAAGATATAATAACTTTAGGTCGTAGTGCTGATATGTATTGCGAAGAAATACTTCAAAAGAAGCAGCATATAAAAGAATTAACAGAAGATATTAATGATCTTGAATTAAAACTTAAAAAACAAATTCAAGATGCTGATGGAGGTCAAACAAATCAACATACAATAATGTGGCCGATGATAAACTATAAAGCACAACCAGAAAAAGTAACTCCAGCTAAAGAAGCAAGGAGTGTAAGATCAAAAACATTAAGGATAAAACAACATGGATGAGAATCAAATGAAAGCAGTTTGGGTTAAACCTGAAACGCATAAACTATTAAAAGATTATTGTGATAAACACGGTAAAAAAATGATATTTGTTGTTGAGCAATTAATTAACAATAAATTAAAAGATAATGACTAAATGGCATGGCGGTAAAGGAAGTAAACGTAGGCCAGAAGATAAAAAAAAAATAGATAATAATTGGGACAAAATATTTAATGCCGGAAAAAATAAAAAAGTCAGTAAAAACAAGAAATAAAAATACTGGTAAATACGAAGTAGAGCATTACTATTTAAAAAACAGATCTGTTAAAGAACTTGAAACATTAATTAATAATCATAGTACAAAACCAAAAATTAAACTTAAAGCATGCAGAGAGTTAGTAAGGAGAAACAAAATTGGTAAATAGCCGAACAAAAGGTGCTGCATTTGAAAGAAAAATAGTTAGTTTATTAAAAGCATTATCTGATGAGCATAATGCTGATATACACATTACAAGAAACTTTGAACAACTATATAAAAAAGGTGAATGTGATATTAACTTTTTAAATTATGCTATCGAATGTAAATGCTATGCTGAAGGTAAAGGTTACAAATCTGGTTGGTGGGAACAAGTATGTACAGCAGCAGGTGATTCAAGAATTCCGGTTTTAGTTTATAAATATAATAGAAGTCCTATTGAAGTGGCTATGCCATTTTGGGCTATTATAAAAGATGAGCCAAAAGATAACGATAAAATATTTACGTGCAAATGGGAAGATTTTGTAGATATAATAAAAAAAAATACAATTTTCCAGGCTTATGTCAATAGAGACAAATAAAGAATTACGTTTTGCTGAGTTCTGTGTTTTAGAATATTTAGATTATTTAGAAACAGATCAAAAGCTTAAACTAAGTTTTGATGAGTATGTATCTGAGTTTAGATACATGCTAATTGAAAAATGGCGCAATGAAGCGCAACCTATAATACATTAAGGAGTAATTATGGATATTTTGGGTATTAATTCGGGCGGTGATAATGTTTACATTAAACACAGTCCAGATAAAGGTTGGATGATTGGAGATGAATCATTAAATAACGTGGTTCATATTCTAATTGATCCTGCAACTATACAAACCGGTTGGGGTATATACGAAGGAGCCTACAGTTGGGAATGGGATGATAAACCAGGACTTTCCAAAGGTCAACCTACACCTGATCATAAACGTGCATTTAGTGTTTGGATTTATACACCTGAACAAGGCAGCAAACTTTGGAGAAGATTTAGCTGGGGCGAAAGTCAAGGCTTTAACAAAATGTGCGCTTTGTTTTGGAATGATATAAAAGCTAATCCTGGCAAAGTAGTGCATGTTAAATATACTGGTGCTAAAGTTGAAAAGTTCAAAGTAGGGCAAGCAGCTATACCTGAATTTGAATTTGTTAAATGGGCAGATAGACCAGCTGAGTTTGTAGTTAATGATATAGATGCACCATTAGAACAAGCTGCTGCACAAGTTAATAATGATTTTAACTTTGCAATGGAAAATCAAACTCCAGAGTCTGGTGATCCTAGATTTGATCCTGCAGCTAAACCTTTAACTGAAGACGAACTGCCGTTTTAATCATGCGAGAAGTCAACTTTGTACAGTTGGCTCCTCAAGTTGGCCTTCATTTATTAGGAAAGCCTACTAAGCAATCAAGTACAGAAATGAGATGGGGTACCAACGGAAGCTGGTGCCTTAATCTCGAAACTGGATTGTTTTTTAGTTTCGAATTAGATGAAGGAGGAGGAGTTATATGGTTAATCGATCACTTTAATCAGAATCGAAATGATATATTAAATATGTATAGTCCAGAAATTCAACAAGAACAATTTCCTGAAACTAAAACATATAAACAATATAATCAAGAACAAATGCGCGCTTTAGCACAAGAAGCGGTTGTATTATTAAAATATACTGATTCATTTGTTGTTATGCGATTTCCAGACAATCATGCAATTAAACAAAAGTATGCACCATTTTGTAAACAAAATAATACTTGGCTTTTGAAACGGCCTGAAGGTTTAATGCCCATTTATTATAAAAAAGGTGAAGGACCAATAATAATAAGCGAAGGCGAGAAAGCTACGTTAGGCGCAAACCGCATTTATGATGGACCTACGGCTACTTGGCATGGAGGTGTTAACAGTTGGAAGAAAGCTAACTGGGAACCAATATTTGGTAAAGAAGTAATTATATGGCCTGATAATGATGAAGCAGGTTTTAAATGTGCTAATGAATTATCGGAATATTTAGCTGAAAATAAATGTACAGTGCAAATAGCTAAGATACCTGAAGCATTTAACGATAAAGATGATTTATATGATGCATATCATAATAATATTTTTGATAAAGAATTATTTAAAGATTATATAAATACTGAAGTTTCTAAGCCTAAAAAGCCGTCATTAGTATTACGAAAGATTTCTGATCTTATAACTAATATTCCTGAACCTGAATGGGTAATAGAAGATATTATGGAAAAAGATTCAGTTATAGATATTTATGGAGCACCCAAAAGCGGTAAATCATTTGTAGCTATCGATATGGCTTTATGTTCATCACTTGGTATACCTTGGCAATCACATAAGACTGAACAAACACCTATTATTTATTTAGCAGGTGAAGGTCAACGAGGTATAGCAAGACGTGTACAAGCTTGGGAACATTATCATGGTCATGACTTAACAAATGCACAAATGTTTGTATCAGATAGAGGTGTACGTTTTTTAGATGAAAAAGATCATCAGAATTTAATAGATCATATAAAACAAGTAGCTGATGAATTTGGTGATATAGGCTGTTTATATGTTGATACCTTGGCTCGTAATTTTGGTGCTGGAAATGAAAACAGTACTGAAGATATGAACAAATTTATTGAACGTGTGGACATGTTAAAGTCTGAGTTCAGCTGTTGTATTGCTTTGATACATCATACAGGGCATGGTAGTATGGGTAGAGCACGTGGCTCCTCTGTGCTTCCTGCGGCTGTTGATGCTGAATTTGCAGTTAAACGACCTAAAGACGAAGGTGAAGAAATGAAAGTAGAGTTTACACAAACATTAATTAAAGATGGTAAACCTATGAATCCTAAGTACTTTAAGTTCAGGGAAATAGATTTAATTAATTATCCAGGCATGACTTCAGGTGTATTAGTTAAAACTGAATACGATGAATTTAAAGAAGAAGACTCTAAAATCGATGAAACAATATTAGTAATAGCTGAAATACAGGCTGAAAAGGCTGCGGCTGAAAATGTTGATCCTATAAATGTATGGGTAACACAAAAAGAAATTATTAATAAATCAGAAGATTTAAAGGAAAGTACAGTTAAACAACGAGTAAAAAGGTTAAAAGATGATAACAAAATATATTATGAACAAGGTAAAGGCTATCAAGCTAAAAAGTATGATGCTATTGATTAGTTACATAATTAGTTACATTAGTTACATATTAGTTACATTTCTTAGCCAACTTTATGAAAAAAAGAGTTACATTTTGAGTTACATACATATACCTTTAGGTATATGTAACTCATGTAACTATTTTAAAAGTCCATTCACATTAAAATGTAACCATTGATGTAACTATGAATTATAAAGAAAGAAAGATTAAAGAGTTAGAAGCATTACAAAAAAATAAAGTTTTTGATGAATCTATACGCAAATTAAACGATATAAAAGAAAAGATTAGGCTCGAGTGGGGTAAAGATCGTATCTTAACGTTAATAAGCCCTGAATTATTATTACGTTTTAAAAGAGCAGAAAATAAATACAGCATGGACTATCATTCAACATTTAATAAAGTTAAGTTAAATGAAATGATGATTAGAGCATATGAAGCATTAATATTAGACGCTATTAACAGAGGTTATAGTACATTATCACCAGAGTTTATATATGCTAAACACCCAGATACAAACGATAATATAATTATTTGTGTAAATGAAGACGATGTACCAATAGCATTTGAAAAGTATAAATCAAAAGAAGATGTTATAATTTTTCATATTAATGAAATACTTATATCAATGACTAAAGATTTTATTGATATAAAAAAGAAAACACATAAACTTGGAGGCAGAATAAAAAGTTATGTTAATGTCAGTTAAAAGCAATATAAAACCATTTGTTAAACAACTTAAAAAGTTTCAGAATGTTGATATACCAAATATAACAAGAATAGCTTTAAATGAAACAGCTACAAGAGTTAAAGAATTAGAACAGGTGCAAATGCGTAAATCATTTGATAGACCTAAACCACAGACGGTTAATAGCATATATGTACAATTTGCTAAAAAGAATTATCCAATAGCCCGCATTACATTTAGAGACTGGGCTCAAGAATTTATACATAGAAATATAGTAGGTGGTATTCGTAGAGTAAAGAATACCGCTGTTCCTACTGTTAATGCTAGGTTAAATCAATTCGGTAACATACCAGGCAGAAGATCAGGAGTTGTAAAAGCAAATCAGTTTAGAGCAACAATTGATGGTATCTACGGTGTATGGCAACGCACAAAAAACGGCGTAAAAATAATTCATAGGTTTGAAACTAATCCTCGTTACAATCCTATATTTCCATTTTATCGAGTAGCTAATAAAGCTGTTAAATATGTTATGCCACTTAAGTTCGAAAAAGTAGCTAAGTATTACATCAAAAAAGCAGGTTATAAGATTAAATGAAGTTTAGCGATTTATTAAGTATGGGTATATCATATGAAGAAAAAGTATTACATGTATTAAAAAATAAATATCCATTAGCTAAACGAATTGAAGGGCAATTTTTAGATTATGACATATGGATTCCTGAACTACATAAAAGTGTAGAAGTTAAATACGATAAGCGATCGGAAACAACAGGTAATATTATTATTGAATATGAAAAGAATAATAAACCTGGAGACATACTAACAACTAAAGCAAGTTATTGGTGTATACATACATCAACAGGCTTTCTATGGATTAAGCCAATGAAAATAATAGAATGCATTCTTAGAGAAGAATGTAATAAGATAAAGGTAGGGTCAGGCAAATGTTACCTGATACCCATATACGTGCTTAAAAGCTATTCTATGGAGCATCTGATATGATATATTCCAAAACAACAGTTACTTTACAGGATATAACCGGCGTGGTTATTCGCTCACGCCATTCCGTTAGACAGACCTTCGGCACATTGAGTTTAATTTTATAAATATGGCTACCAGGAAAGAAGTTGCTGAACATTTATTTATGTCGGTCCAAAATGTAGGTAAATTGGTTGAAAAAGGCGTATTTAAGCCAAAACCAGGCCCAAATCCGCTAGATTTAGACCATTGTAGGCAATCTTATATAGAAGAACTACAACAAAAGGCCAGATATACGTTAAAAGATGGCACCGGGGACATAACAGAAGAAAAAACTAAGCTAACAGCGGCCCAAGCTAAGAAAGCACAGTTAGATGTGGCAGTAATTGAAGGAAAATTAATACCAACAGATCAAGTTGAATCAACTTGGATTAATTATGCTGCTAATTGTAGAGGTAAGCTATTAACAATACCTAATAAAGTTAGTCATTTAGTTTTAGCAAGCAATGATTTTAATGAAGTTGAAAAAATACTTAAAGATGTAATACATGAGGCATTAGAGGAATTAGCAAATGACCCAATACCAAGAGAATATAGAGAAAATACTCTTATCGACAAAGAAGACCTGGACACCACCGCCTAATTTAACTGTTTCTGAATGGGCTGATAATTATCGTACATTATCACCTGAATCATCAGCAGAAGCCGGCATGTGGAAAACATCGCGTGCTCCATATCAGAAAGGTATTATGGATGCTGTTAATGATCCGAAAATTCATACTATTGTTTTTATGAAAAGCGCACAAGTTGGCGCCACTGAAATATTAAATAATATAGTTGCTTATTATATCGACCAGGACCCCAGCCCATGCCTAGTATTACAGCCAACTTTACAAATGGCTCAAGCATGGAGTAAAGACAGGTTAGCTAATATGATTCGTGATTGTGATCGGTTACGAGCTAAAGTAAAAGACCCGAGAAGTAAAGATAGTTCGAATACAGTTTTATCAAAACAATTTCCTGGCGGCAATATCAATATTGTTGGATCGAATTCTGCTGCTGGCCTCGCTTCAAGACCTATTAGAATTTTGCTTTGTGATGAGATTGATCGTTATGATCCGAGTGCAGGAGCTGAAGGTGACCCGATTAATCTAGCAATTAAACGTACAACAACATTTTGGAACAGAAAAATATTTATTACTTCTACGCCAACTATAAAAGGTTTATCAAGAATTGAAGTTGCATTTGAAGAATCGGATCAACGTTATTATGAAGTGCCATGCCCAGAATGTAATGAGTACCAGGTATTAGAATGGGAACAAATTCATTGGGAATCAAAAAAACCAGAAACTGCAGAATATACTTGTAAGCATTGTGAAGTTGTAATACCTGAAACAAAAAAGATGTGGATGCTATCTAAAGGTAAATGGGTAGCTACAAAAAAAACAAAAAAAACTGCAGGCTTTCATATATCAGAGTTGTATTCACCCTGGCGATCATGGAAAGATATGGCTGTAGATTTTTATGCTGTTAAAAGTCAACCTGAAATGTTAAAGACTTGGGTAAATACTGCATTAGGAAAAACGTTTGATGATCCGGGTGAAAGTATTGAATACAGCTCATTAATGAATCAAAGAGAAGAATACGATTATACAAATATACCAAATAATGTTTTATTAATTACAGCAGGTATTGATGTGCAAGGCGATAGATTAGAAGCACAAGTAATTGGTTGGGGTCAAAACAATGAAGCATGGGTTTTAGATTATCGAGTATTCTTTGGTGATCCGTCAAGTAATTTAGTATGGAAAGATTTAGATAATTATTTAGGCATGACATTTAAACGCGAAGATGAAAAAATTTTAAAAATAGCTTGTGCTTGTGTTGATTCCGGTGGTCACCACACACAACAAGTTTATGCTTTTACTTCTAAAAGAGTACACCGAAAAGTATTTGCTATTAAAGGTCAATCACAAAGTAATAAACCAATTGCCGGCAGGCCGTCGTTTATTGGTAGATCACGGCATATTCTTTATCCTGTTGGAGCTGATACTGCGAAAGAAGCAATATATACACGATTAAAATCTGAAACTAAAACAATACACTTTCCAGCAACAGTAGATGAAGAATACTTTAGGCAGCTTACATCTGAAAAGCGTGTAATTAAATATGTTAAAGGCGCTAAAAAGTTTGAATGGGTAAAAAAAACAACAAGAAACGAAGCATTAGATACATTTGTTTATGGATTAGCTGCTTTATACATACTTCAGCCAAATTATAACAGATTAGAACAGCTGATCAACAAAAATCAATCTACACAAGCAGAACATACAAAAAACGTTAAAAAAAGCTCATTTAGAGCTAATAATAGGCCAAATTGGGTAAATAATTGGAAATAATTATATAAAAAGGTATACTTTTATATATAACTTGGTATAATTATATTATAAACAAACAACATAATTTAAGGAGTTAATTATGAATCAAGAAGAAAGAAACAAATTATTAAATAGAATAGAAAACATATCAGAAGGTGTTCAACAAGTTATTAAAATGTTAGATAAAAATCTTGTAGAATCACTTAATTATGGCACTGATGTTGAAGTTGTTATATTAACAGATATACAAAAAACTTTAATCGTAGAACAAGGATTTAATAGAAAAGAAGCAAATATTGCAATTCAGTATTTAACAGGTAGATTAACAGCTGAAGACTTTCAACAAGTTGCATAATGATAGGTGACATAAAAAACTTAAACCGGTATTACAAAATATACCGGTTTATTGCTAATGCTTCAGATAATGAAAAATTACATTATCTTGAATTTCGAGCTAAGTTTATTCAAGAAGAATTAAATGAATTAATTACAGCAATTGAAAATGATGAAGCTGATGAAGTAGTAGATGCTTTTATAGATATTATTGTTATTGCATTGGGAACACTAGATGCATTTGATGTAAATATTAAAAAAGCGTGGAAGCGAGTACATCATGCAAACATGCAGAAAAAAATAGGTGTTAAAGATACTAGGCCTAATCCGTTAGGGTTGCCTGATCTTATTAAACCAGAAAATTGGCAAGCACCTCAACATTTTGATAATGTAGGTAAATTAAATTTTTTAGATAAGGAGTAACTATGCATTCAGTATTAAGCGAAGCGGCAGCTTTACAAAAACAAAAAGCTGAAGATTACAATTCAAATGATTCAGAAGCTAAACAAGAATACTTTCCGTACGGGCATCATTCGTATTTACAAATGATTTCAACAAAAGTTAAACGTTTAGAATCAATTGCATTTAATGAAAAAAATCCTAACTTTGAATCAGCTTACGATTCAGTATTAGATTTAATTAACTATGCAAGTTTTTATGGAGCTTATTTAAAAAAACATGGAAAATGAAAAACAATACTTTGCATTAGTTAATAAAATATTAACTGAAGGTGTAGCTAGAGATAAAGAACGTACCGGCACTGGTACTAAAAGTATATTCGGTGCACATTTAGAATTAAATGTAAAAGCTGGCTTTCCATTATTTACACATAGAAAAATATTTTATAAAGGTGTAATTGGCGAGCTAATATCATTCTTACGCGGTCATACTAATGTTAATGATTTTAAAACATTAGGTTGTAACTATTGGGACGAATGGGCAGAGCCCGATGGAAATCTAGGGCCGATATACGGTTATCAATGGCGTAACTATGCTGGTTTACAAATAGATCAGTTAAAAAATGTAATTGAAGAAGCTAAAGTAAATCCGGAGTCAAGAAGGTTATATGTTACAGCCTGGAATCCAATTGATGCTGATAAAATGGCTTTATTACCTTGTTTTCACGGTTTTCAATTATTAATTCATAATAATCATTTGAATTTAGTAGTCAATATGCGCTCGTCTGATGTAATGCTTGGATTACCCTCTGATATTTTATTCCATGCATTTTTAATGTTAGTTTTGTCTAATGAATTAGATATAACTCCTCATAAACTAATATTTAATTTAGGCGATGCGCATATCTATAACAATCATTTAAGATTTGCTCGTATGGTTCATGAATTACAAATATTTAATCCGCCGCAAGTTCGATTGCATTATGAAGCAGGCATAAATAATTTATATCCTAACGATTTTATAATTGCAAGTTATAAACACAATGCAGCACAACATTTAAAAATTAATGTCTAATTATTCTCATTCTTGGAATTTAAAATATTTAACACTAGCTAAAAAATTTGCAAGCTGGTCAAAAGACCCTTCAACACAAGTTGGAGCTGTAGCAATAGGTAATAAAGGCCAGGTATTATCACAAGGTTATAACGGTTTTCCCAGGAGCTTTAATGATTCACCTTTAATATATAAAGATTCTAAATTAAAAAGTAATTATATTATTCACGCTGAAATGAATTGTATTTATCATGCAACACTGAATGGTATATCTTTAGAAGGATCAACATTATTTGTATATGGGCTTGATGTATGTCATGAATGCGCTAAAGGTATTATTCAAGTAGGTATAAAAGAAATAGTTACTTATTCGCCAAATAAGCCTAAAGAAAAATGGATTAAAAGTTTTGAAATATCACAAAAATTATTTAAAGAAAGCGGAATAAATTATATAAAAATAGACCAAAATAAATTTTAGCTATAATATAACAAATCTATATAAATATCTGATATAATCGGGTAAAGATATATTTTAAATTTATGGCCAATAAATTCGATAGCACATACTATTATACAACAGAACCCAATGAATTACAGCTTGGTGATTTTTGGGCATGGAAAAAAACTGATCTTTCAGATGATTACCCTACTGCATCATATAGCTTATCATACGAATTTAATTTAGTTGATGGTTCAACAGCAGCTAATTTTACATTAACAGCTACAGAATCTAATGATGAATATATTATTGAAGCAAGTAATACAACATCATATACTGCTGGAGAATATAATTGGATTTCTTATATTACACGATCAAGTGATTCAGCACGAATTAAATTATCTGAAGGTTTTACAGAAATACAACAAAACTACGCTACTACAACAAGCTCAGTTAGAAGCCATGCAAAAAAAGTTTTAGATGCTATAGAAGCAGTTATTGAAAATCGTGCAACTATGGACCAGTCATCAATGAGTATTGCTGGTAGATCATTATCAAGATTAACAGTTGATGAATTAATGACATTTAGAGATAGATATAAAACAGAATACTTAAAAGAAGTTAAACAGGCTAGAATTAAAAATAAAAAAGATTCAGGTAATTCTATCAAAGTGAGGTTTTAAATATGGCCTGGTATGATCGATTTGTAAATAATAATAAAAAAAATAAAAAAGTTTCTAAAGTAAGAAGATATGCCGGTGCAAATACAGGTAGATTATTTTCTGATTTTACTGCATCAAGTACATCAGCCGACGCTGAAATTAAAGATCAATTAAGAATATTAAGAGAAAGAAGCCGTGATCTAGCAAGAAATGATTCTTATGTAACCAGATATTTAAACTTAATGGTTAGTAATATTATTGGCGCTAATGGTATTAGACTAAGCGTTAAAGCGCGTGATTCAAAAGGCGATTTAGATATTATCGGCAATCAAACTATTGAGCATGCATTTAAAAATTGGTCAAGAATGGGTAACTGTACATTAAATGGCCGTCAATCATTTTTAGATTGTCAAAAATTATTTGTTGAAGCATTAATGAGAGATGGCGAAGTTTTAGTTAGACATGCTACGCCAAGTGATTCAAAATATAAATACAAAATTCAATTTTTAGAAGCAGATCATTTAGATGAAACAAAAAATGATTTTAATCCTCAAACTAAAAACAGAATTAAAATGGGCGTTGAAGTTGATAAACATGATAAGCCAGTTGCATATTATTTATTTAAAAATCATCCATATGATAATACATATCAATCACCTAAAGAGCATATAAGAGTACCGGCTGAAGAAATTATACATGCATATATGCCTACTAGACCAGAACAAACTAGAGGCGTGCCTATGACTGCATCTGCTATGCCTCAAATAAAAATGTTAAACGGCTATATGGAGGCTGAGATTACAGCGGCTCGTGTATCAGCTGCAAAAATGGGATTCTTTACTTCGCCAGATGGTGATGGATATGTTGGTGAAGATTTTGAAGATACATATACTCCTATTATGGAAGCACAGGCAGGTTCATTTGAACAACTTCCTGCTGGAATGGATTTTAAAAGTTTTGATCCAGATCACCCAAGTACAGCATTTGGCCCATTTACAACACAAGTTTTAAGAGGAATTGCTTCAGGTTTAAATATTTCATATCATGCTTTAACTAATGATTTAAGTTCTGTTAACTATAGTTCATTAAGAGCTGGGGCATTAGAAGATAGAGAAATGTATAAGTTATATCAACGTTTTGTTGTTGATCATTTTATGAGGCCGGTATATGAAAAATGGTTAGAAATGTCTATTTCAAGTGGCGCTATAATTATGGACCCTGATGTTAATATCCCTTTGCCAATGTCTAAATATGAAAAGTTTGCAGCTGATTCAATATTTATTGGCAGATCATTCCAATGGGTAGACCCTCAAAAAGAAATGAATGCTTCAATTGCTGGTATGCAAGCAGGATTAGTAACATATCAAGATGTTCAATCTAATTATGGAAGAGACGTTGAAGAGTTATATGAACAACACGAAAGAGAACAAAAACTAGCTGAACAATATGGCATTAAAACAGCGTTCCAGCCATTTGGTATTAAACTGCCAATAGAGCCTGTAATTAAAGGAGGCAATGATGGCGATTCCGAATAAAGGTATGAAAGCCGAAGCTGAAAAAGGATTAGCTTGGCGTAAAGAATTTGGCAGAGGCGGGACACGTATTGGTGTTACTCGTGCAAATCAAATTAAAAACGGGGTCGATTTATCGGAGTCAACTATCAAAAGAATGTACAGTTATTTTTCTAGGCATGAGGTTGATAAGCAAGCTAAAGGGTTTAGACCAGGAGAGGAAGGCTTTCCAAGTAATGGCAGGATTGCGTGGGCATTATGGGGAGGTGATCCAGGTTACACATGGTCAAAAAAAATAGTTGAACAAATGAAAAAAGAAGATGAGCGTAAATTAGAAATGCGCCCATATCCTAATGAACATGCTGCTCGTATAGAAGACCCTGAGCAGTTTGATAGTTTTAGAAGAAAAAATAATGAATTTAAAACTGGTATACATGTAATACATGGTATTAAAGATAATGAAAGATTAGTACAAAGTATAAGATTTGATTCAGATATGTATACTCCTGAAGAAGCAAAAGCATGGTTAGAAAGAAATGAATTTGAATATATTAAATTTGAAGATGCTATAGAAGAAAGAGCAGTTTCTGAAAAAACTGAAGAAGCATTAAAAAATAAATTAACAGAACACCATGAAGAAGTAGGTGATGTTCAAAGTAAAAGAACAACGCTTGCTGTTTTAAAACAAGTTTATGAACGCGGGATTGGAGCATTTAATACAAATCCAGGCTCTGTTAGACCCCAAGTTAGTAATGCTAATCAATGGGCAATGGCTCGTGTTAATAGTTTCCTGTATGCTTTACGCAATGGAAAATATAGAAGTGGGAAGCATGATACTGATTTGCTTCCTAAATCACACCCTTTATCATCGAAAGAGGAAAAAGCTATGAAAGATAAAGAAGATAGACATATCCTCAACGTGAATGAAACTGATGATTCTGTAATCATTGAATTTTCAAAGCACCATGAGGATAAAGAAGAGGAAGAAAATGTTGACGCAGTTTCTTCTTATCATGAAGATGAAGAAGAGGAAAGAAAAGTTGTTGATTTACCATTAAGGTATAGAACAATTGATCTTTCTAAAAATTCATTTATTGATGAAGAAAAAAGATTAGTTCGTATTGGTGTTTCATCTGAAGAACCAGTTGAACGCTCTTTTGGCATGGAAGTTTTAAGCCATGCAGAAGGTGATGTAGATATGGAATTTGTATCATCTGGTAGAGCTCCGTTTTTATTAGACCATGACATGTCTAAACAAATTGGAGTGATAGAAGAATTTAAACTTGATGAGGCAGCAAAAAGGACTATTGCTGTTGTTAGATTTGGCAGATCAGCACTTGCTCAAGAAGTTTTTCAAGATGTAGTTGACGGAATTCGTATGAATATAAGTGTTGGCTATAAAGTAAATAACTTAGAAAGAGTGAAAGATAACGATCAAATGCTTTATAAAGCTCAATGGACTCCGCTTGAAGTATCAAGTGTTTCTGTGCCAGCAGATCAAAGCAGATTAGTCGGAGTTGGACGCTCTGCTAAAATTAATAAGGATATTATTATGACTGAAGAAAAAAAAGATATTAATCTTGACGAAGTCAGAACTAAAACTCTTGAAGATGCTAAAGCTGAATTTAAAAGAAACTCGAAAGAGATTATTGATTTAGCAGTTAAGCATGATAAAAGAGATTTAGCTGATAACGCAATTAAAGAAGGTCTTTCAGTTGAAGAGTTCAGAGGTGTATTATTAAATGAAATTTGTAATGATAAACCACTTGAAACTGCTGAAATTGGTATGACTCAAAATGAAGTGAGAGAATTCTCACTAGTTAGAGCAATTAATGCTTTAGCAAATCCAACTGATAGAAAAGCTCAAGAAGCTGCTGCTTTTGAATTTGAATGTTCAAATCAAGCTGCTAGAGAACAAGGAGCAACAGCTCAAGGAATTATGATTCCAGCTGATGTACTTGGAAACTGGAGCAAAAGAGATATTAATTCATCTGACGACTCAACTTTAATCCCTCAGGATTATAAAAGTGGGGATTTCATTGATGTCTTACGTAACTCATCTAGTGTTATGCAAGCGGGCGCGACTATGCTAAGAGGACTCTCTGGCTCGGTCGTAATTCCAAAGAAAACAGCTGCTTCATCAGCTGCTTGGATTGCAACTGAAGGTAATGCTGCTTCTGAAAGTGAATTTACATCAGGTAGTGTAACTATGTCTCCTAAAGTAATCGGCGCGTTTACAGATGCTACCAGATTACTTTTACAACAATCTTCATTAGATGTTGAGAACTTAATCAGAGACGACTTAACACAATCTATAGCTACTGCTATTGATTTAGGTGCTTTAGCTGGTTCTGGTTCAAGCGGCCAGCCAACTGGTATTGCTAATACTTCTGGTATTAACACAACTACATTTGCTGCTGCTAATCCAACATACGCTGAAATTATTGGTATGGAATCTGCAGTTGCTGCTGATAATGCATTAGTTGGAAACTTAGCTTATATATGTAAACCAGCTGATTATGGTACATTAAAAACAACTTCAAAAGATAGCGGAAGCGGTCAATTTGTAGTTGAGCCAGATGGAAGAATGAATGGCTATAATGTTATCAGATCAAATCAAGTAACTTCAGGTGATTTTTACTTTGGTAATTTCTCTGATTTACTTATTGGTATGTATGGCGGCCTTGATATAACAGTGGACCCATATGCGTTAAGCACATCAGGTGGAGTAAGAATTATTGCTTTACAAACTGTTGATGTAGCTGTACGTCATGCGGTATCTTTCTGTAAATCAAGCGACTAATAATCTATGATGAAATGGAATGGCGGAGGAAACTCCGCCAACTTTAATATGAAAAAATTTTTAATAACTAAAGATACAATAGCTAATGGCCAAAAAGTAAGTGCTGGCGATATTGTAGAATTAAAAGAAGATGTTGGTCATGAGCTTTGTGCTTATGGAAAAGCATCTGTACATATAGAAAAACCTAAAGCTGAAAAAGAAGATAGAAGTGTAGGTTTAAAAACTTCAAAAGTAAAAGCTCCAAAAACAAGAGCTAAAAAATAAGTATGGCTATTGAAAGTGCGGCTGATTTTACTTCATACCTTGATATTAATACAGGGCATGGAGTAACCGCAACTTTCTTTGAAGTTCAACAATCTTTATGGGATGACTTTCCATTAATAGATACTTTGTTTGATATTGATTCAGGGTTTTCAAAAAATATTAATGTAATTATTGATCAAGAATATTTTAATATTGAAGCTGGCACGGTTCCTGTTGCTGGTTATCAACCTCGAGCAATTATCAAAGCATCAGATGCCCCTTATATTTCACAACAAGATAGATTAATTATTAACGCAATAACTACAAATAATGGTAATGTTTTAAAACCTGAAACAGCATTTGTTGTTCGCTCAGTTGAACCTGATAATTTAGGTTTAATTGAATTAGTTTTAGAGGAAGAATAATGTCTCAGTATCGTATGGAAACAGAAGAAGACATGGCAAGCTACCTCGATCCAACATACGGGCATGGAGTTGGTGCTACATATATTAATAATGGTGTATCTTCGAGTATTAATATTATTTTAAATAATGAATATATAGAGCAAGAAGAAGGTATTGGCGTTGAAGCATTACAGCCTGTTGCATATTGTAGAAGTATTGATATACCTTCGGTTGCATATGGTCATTCATTAAATGTTGATGCTATAAAAGATACAGATGGTAATATAATAAAAGCAGCGACAAATTATACAATAGTTAATATAAGACCAGATAGAACTGGTTTTATTGCATTGGAGTTAGAAGAAGTATAATGGCAAACCATGTTCGACAACAAATAAGAGAAAAAATAGGTACTACATTAACTGGTTTAACAACAACAGGATCAAATGTATACCAATCACGAGTTTATCCTTTAGAAAATATAAATTTACCTGCATTAGTTATTTATACTAAGTCAGAAACATCTGAGCCTATAGTTATAGGAACTAATAGAGTTATGAGCAGAGAATTATCTGTAATCGTTGAAGGATATGTTAAAGCAACAAGCAACTTTGATGATACAATTGATACAATAAGTAAAGAAGTTGAAGCGGCAATAGCAGCTGATAGAACTTTAGATGGGTTATCTAAAGACTGCTATTTAGAATCAACTGAAATAGAATATACAGGCGAAGGTGAAAAACCACTAGGATATGTGAGTTTAACCTTTATAACGAATTACTATGTTCAGGAAACTAATCCTGATGTAGCAGTATAGGAGACAATTATGAAAATGATTAGTCCTGATGGAAAAGTTTCTATAAATGCTCATCCTTCAAAGATAGAGAGTTTATTGAATAAGGGTTGGAAAGAAGAAGCAGCCCCTGTAATTAAATCTTCTTCTAAGAAAAAGTCGAAAGACGAGGTAGAAAATGGCAACTCATAAAGGAAGTGAAGGGACCGTAAAAGTAGGTTCAAATGCTATTGCTGAAATAAGATCTTATAACATTGATGAAACTGCAGATGTGTTAGAGGATACATCTATGGGTGATACAGCCCGTACATATAAATCATCATTGACTTCTTTCTCAGGAAGTATAGATGTATTTTGGGATGAAACTGATACAAGTGGACAAGGCGCTTTAGATATAGGTTCTGAAGTTACTTTAAACTTTTATCCAGAAGGCGATGCATCGGGAGATACATATTATAGCGGCTCAGCAATTGTAACTGGCGTAACTAGAGGCGCATCATTTGATGGCTTAATAGAAGCTAGTATTTCAGTTCAAGGAACTGGTGCTTTAACTGAATCAACTGTATAAGATTATGAAAGTTATAGATAAGGCTAAAGCACATTTTGATTCTTTAGAAATTAAAGAAATTGAAATACCGGAATGGAGTGATGGAGATGAGGTTCTTAAAGTATATGCAAAGCCATTAACGCTTGCTGAAATGTCTAAATTGCAAAGATATGCAAAAGATGATGATGTAGCATTGATGGCTTATTGCTTAATATATAAAGCCTTAGATTCTGATGGTGAAAAAGTATTTGATCTATCAGATAAACATACACTAATGAATGGCGTAGATAAAGATGTACTTGCAAGAGTAGCAACTGAAATTATGTCTACTCCAAGTGTAGAACAACAAGCAAAAAAGTAATTGAGGATAAGGACTTATTTGCTAAATATTTTTTAGCTGAAATGTTACATTGTACACTTCAAGAGCTAGAAGAAAAAATGACCTTATCCGAGTTTACAGGATGGTTAGCATACTTAGAAGAAAAAAATAGGCAAATAAGAGATGGCAAAAAATAAAGTTAAGTTTGATGTAACAGCGCAAAATAAAACACAAGGTGCTTTTACACAAATAAATAGAGACTTAAATAAAACTAGCTCAGCTATGAAAAAAGTAGCTGCTGCGTTTGCTAGTGCATTTGCTATTCAAAAAATAGTTGCTTTTAGTAATGAGTCATTACAAATGGCGGATGCTATTGGTAAAACGGCTGATTCAATTGGAGTTGGCGTTGAATTCTTACAACGTTTTCAATTTGTAGCCCAACAAGCTGGATTAAGTACAGAAGAATTTAATAAGTCAATGCAAGTATTTGCAAAAATGACTGGTGAAGCTGCTACTGGTACCGGTGAAGCAAAAATGGCATTAGAAGCTTTAGGAGTATCATTAAAAAAATCTGACGGACAATTTAAGACTACTGAAGAGTTATTTATAGACTTTTTTAGAGCTACTGATGATATTGCCGAAGCAAATAAAAAAGCTGCTTATTTTGCTGATGTATTTGGTCGTGCTGGTGTAAAAAATACAGTTATGGCTAAAGAAGGCACAAAAGCTATGTTAGATTTAGCTGATGCGGCTACAGGTGTTTTTGATGAAGAAACTATAAGAAATGCTGAACGATTTAATGATGAGATGAATCGTTTAAACAGAAAAATTTTAACGCCGTTACGAGGTAAAATAATTGAAATTTTAGGTGCGTATATGGATGTTGCTGAAGGGTTAGGGTTAATTGAACCTGATCCAGTAGTTGAAACTATAGAAGAAATAAATCAAGCATTTTTAAATTCTCAATCTTTAATTCTTGCTTATATGCATACCCTTCAGCATAATACTGATCTTACAGTAGATCAACAAGACGAAATTAAAAAGAAACTATTAGAAGAAATAAAAATAAGAGATGAAGCACATAAAAAAATAATAAAATATAATGCAGAAAATGCTAATAGTACAAAAGAAAGTATTAGTGTTATTACAGCAGCTATAGATGGATATTTAACTGCATTAGGTAGTGTTGAAGAAAGATTAGGTAAAGCAGCAACAACTTCAATGAAAAAATTTGAAGATACGATTGTTAATGGTTTAAAAAATGGCAAATTAGAATTTAAAGATTTTGCTGATTATGTTATTGAACAATTATTACGAATAGCAATACAAGAAGCAATACTTGCTCCATTAAAAGATGTATTTGGAGGATTTTTTAAATCATTTAATTTTGGTGGTGACAAAGCTGAGCCAAGAGCATTAGGAGGCCCTGTAAAAGCAGGTGCACCTTATTTAGTTGGTGAAAAAGGACCTGAATTATTTATGCCTAATTCATCAGGTCAAATAATTACAAATGAAAATTTACAACAACAATCTGTGCAAGCCGCTCCAGTAGTCAACTTTAATATTTCAACAGTAGATGCTGCTGGATTTGATCAATTACTAGCATCAAGAAAAGGATTGATAACATCAATCATAAACAATGCCATGAATAATCAAGGCAAAATGGGAGTGGTATAATGTCAGGACAATTTCCAACATCTCCTAATTTTAGAAGTTTAAATTTTAAAGATAATAGACCTACTTTATTGAATCAGACTTTATCAGGTAAAAAACAAGTCAGACAAATAGGTAGTCAATATTTTTCTTTTACAGTGCAAATGCCACCTTTACAACAAGAAAAAGCTCAAGAAGTATTTGCATTTTTACAAAAACAAAAAGGTTCTTTTGAGGACTTTACTATAGTTGCACCACTAGATAATTTAGGTGCTGGCAAAGCAGAAACAGATATTCAAGTAGTTGGAGCACATACATCAGGAGATGCTTCTATTGCTTTAGATGGCTTCTCAGCTAGTCAGACAGGTGCTTTAAAAGCAGGAGATATAATTAAGTTTGCCAATCATAGTAAAGTCTATATGGTTCAATCAGATATTGATTCTGATGGTAGTGGAGCATTAACTGTTCTAATATCACCAAATCTAGTAGCATCTCTAGCAGATAATGAAGCTGTTACTGTAAATAAACCTAGTTTCACTGTTTATCTTGAAAATAATGAGATTATGTATTCAACAGATGCTAGTGGTTTTTATAGTATTTCATTTGATGTTAGAGAGGTTATAACCTAATGCCTAGAAGTTTATCATCTGATCTACAAACTCAAGTTTCATCAACAGCAACTAAGACAGCTTTTTTAGTTGAGCTTAATTTATCATCTACTATCAGATTAACTGATTGGTATTCTGATGTAACTTATGATTCTAATAGCTATGAAGCTGGTGGTTCTTTTTTAACAGTTGATTCAACAACTGAAACAGGTCAATTACAAGTTAATGAAATTAATTTAGGTTTTTCAAATATTACTGACCAAGTTAGGTCTTTGGTTCAAGATGGTTCTTTTACTGACAAAACTGTAGAAATATATTTAGCTTATTTTAATGAAGATGAAACCATAATAGGTGCAATAAATTTTTTTACAGGTCAAATAAGAAATGTAGCAATACAAGAAGATATAGATAATTCTACTTTAAATATGACTGTTGCTTCACATTGGGCAAATTGGAATTTAACTAAGGGCAGACATTTTTCTGATGAATCACAACAATCATTTAGTACAGGTGATAAGGGTATGGAATTTGCTACTCAAGTTAAAGAAGATGTTAGGTGGGGTGCATAAATGGCATTTTGGTCAGCAGTAGCTTCATTTTTTAAAAGTATTGGAACAGCTTGGAAGGCTGCATCTACATTACAAAAAATTAGTTATGTATTTACTGCTGTTACTGCTGTTGTAGGTGTTAAAGGATTTATGCAAGCTAGACAAATGCTTGCAAAAGGTCAGGATATCTTAGCTAATAAAACATCTGCTGGTGGAAAAATTCCTGTTATCTATGGAACTAGAAGAGTTGGTGCTCAGATTATCTATATGGATGTATCTGCAAATGATTCAAGAGATTTATATGTGGTCTATGCTTTATCAGTTGGTGAATGTGATGAAATTTTAGGAAGAACTATTGAACTAGATGGTAATCCTTTAACTGATTCTGCTAGATTTAGAGATGGTGGTTACATTGGCTCAGATAAAATATCTTCAGGAGCAGGCTCTTTAAATACAGTTTCACAAAATGGTACTGGTATTGATGCTGGTGCGGGTCAATTTGGTACAAGTCCTACATCTAAATATAGATATGTTATGAACTTGCATCATGGAGCTGCATCACAAACTGCTGATCCTATGCTTGTTGCATCTATGCCTAACTGGACTTCAGCACATAGATTAGATGGTATTTGTTATATAGCAGCTCATTATGGTTATGACAAAGAAGGTATTTGGTCAGGAGTTCCACAATTAACAGTTCAAGTAAGAGGTAAAAAAGTATTTGACCCAAGAGATAATACACAAACATTTGGAACTGTATCTACTTATAAATATTCTGATAATCCAGCTTTAACATTTCTTGACTATATTTCTAACAATGAATATGGAAAAGGTTTAACAGCATCACAATTAAATATGTCTACCTTTAGTTCTGCTGCTAATGTTTGTGATACTCAAGTTGATCAGCCTTACTTCAATGGAACAGCACAATCACTTACTTGGAGTGGTACTGCTGGTAATGATTTTATAACGATTGGTGGTGCTAGTGCTAATGATGAGTGGTGGCAAAATAAAATAGGTGAACTTATAGATATCTTTGATTCTAATGGTAATGGTGTTATAGATGGAGCAGAAATAAAAGATATACAAAGAAATCAAT